CCGCGCTTTCGCTTGGTTTTTGGACGCACTTTTCAGTGCATCATATTAGGGAACAATCACGTGCCAATACAAGAGGTTCAGAATAGATCTGGACACCTTCTTGTTCAAGTTGACTGTAGCATTCATCACCTAGTTCCAGTAGTTCATCGACTCTAGTCGGATCCGTGTACTCTCGAGCTAATAACCGCTCGTGCCTCACTTCTCGACCTGGATCGTATGCTTTCCAGACTATCGGTATCCCGAGACTTTTCGCAGCTCTCTTCATACCTTCAGGTGGCCACTGTGTCATCAACACTTTGAGGTCGTATTTGAGACACCATTGTAGCGATACCCTATGTTCAAGGATATCTGAATCGTCAGGCTTGACGTATCTTTTAACACGTAATTGCCATCCAATTTCGGCATATACGGGTACATCCATGTCGCAGATTCCACGGACATGGTTGCATAACCACGTTTTGCCAGCACCGTTAGCAGCGTACACACATGTGATAACAGTCGTGCGTTGTACCTCACTAACGGGTAGGTGTAGAGCTGGATGCCGTAGCTCTACGTTAGCAGCCCATGATCTGAAAGCTGAATCGAGTAGCTGCCACTCTTCGATAAGCTCATTTTTGGGTGTCACCGGTGACCATCTTGCCCAATCTTCTTTGTTCAGGCGCAGGAACAGATCCTTCGTAGCGCCTACCAGATTGTACAAGTACTGGTCAATTCCTAGTCGTGACAACTGTTCTTCGTCCGTTATCGGCCTTCGTCGTCCAGGTAGACACTTATAATAAGCCAAAACTTCCCTTCTTTGCATGGGAATTTTTAGATCACGTGTCTCAATGAGTGGACGTTTTTCACGTTCAGGCCAATAGGCACGAGCACAATCTCGCATCTCTCGCATTCTGTAGTGGTGGAATGACCGACCCACTGATTCTTGTAAGAGATACTTCTTGTACTGTTCAATGCGTGATGGACGCAGTCCTTCTAGGATTGGCTTCACCCTGTCCATCCATGCTTCAGTCGCTGTTGATGGCCACGAATGATGTGGCTCGGGCTTGTTGACGATAACTGGAGGTTTGCGTCCACCTGCGCCCGTCTGTAACCACAATGGATGATTTTTTGGGACATATTTCCACCATTCTAGCTTCTTGACTCGCACACGTTCATCCTGTGTTGGTCGAACTATCATCAACCGGTCAAGGAAGGAAGCAGCAAGCAATTGAGCTATCCTCAGTGGCATCCCACGCGACACGCATTCCCAGAAATTGTCTGATGTCGACGAAATAGCCGAATCAAACCAGATTCCAGGTTCAGCGTACCAATTTCCTGAGGCCAGTGTCGCAGTTATGCGAGCCAACGACCTCGTAGGCATTTGTTGACGACTCAAATCCCGCTGGAGATAAGAATGAGTTGCTTCATCCAGATCGATCCAGTTGGGGAACGGAAAGTCATAAATGCGTTCTTTCTTGTAGACAGGCTGCCTAGACCTCCCTAGAACTTGTTTTGCTGCGTTGAGCACATTTCCACATAGTCTGGTTGCTGAATATTGTCCTATTGCGCCAACCAGCGACCTGAAGAAAGCATCTTCATCATCACCCGTTATCCAAACTTCAACGAGGTCATCAACCCAACCCATAGCTAACAATGTTTTCCGGGCAACAGCTATTGTTGGGGCATGGACATAGTTATGGTCTAACAACGTCGCACGCTGGCCTGAATAGAGACCATTCTCATTAAAGAAGTAGGGCGTGATGCAGTCATCCTCACGTCGCAGGACTGAATGGAAATGCCCTGCTGCGATCCACATACTAGCTAGTTGCTTTTGCATCTTAACCAACTCTGGCTGTCTGGTCTTTGCCCATGCACGTGCACGTGCTAAAGACGCAATTGCCAGTTCCCATTTTGCATGTGATGTGCAATAATTGGGATAGTCAGTCGAGAGCCAAACTCCTCCATATGTGTCGCCTTCCTCAGCACGGTCCAACCAATGTAGCACATCTGTGCCCAATTGCTTGCCGTATGTTCCTTCGATCCCATCATCTTCTTTCTCAGCATGTACAAGAGCATATGCTTCGATGAAGAAACTGGAATCGTTGTTTGCGTGCAATGGCCTATTCTTCCCTCCTGGCTCACGCTTTGTACTTGCCCGACAATGTGTCTGCGGCATTTGAAGGAGGAGCTGATGCATGTGATCGTTGTCCAGAGCCTCAGCTACGGCTTTCTTGTCTGGACGGTCTGTTGGGTTGAAGTTCTTGTCAGCTAACAACCCATCTTGGACTGGTTTCCGTTCGGATGATGACCCTGTAGGTATAGCATGATGTCTACCTGCCCACCATTCATCAATGTCCTCCATACGTCTACCACGTCCCATCTTGGCTATGTGCTTATCAGCTAGCCTCTGTGCTGCTTCCTGATAATCCCATCGCCAATCTGTCAATGGTCGATCTGTGCTCCAGCTAACTTTCCTTCGCCAGTAGCATGATCTTTCCATCAACTCTTTGGTCCAGTCGGCTTTCTGATCAAGTCGTGTGGTGACATTCATCAGCCCACGCAAAGCTCGAACTCCAGCTCCCACATATTCTCCGAACATGCTGGACCGTAATGGTAATGACAGTTTCGGCTTGAGTACTGCCAACCAGTTTTCGACTGGTACCTGATGCCACTTTGCTTTGAAGATCTCATCACGTAGAGGATCAACCATGCACTCCATAACTAGTATGGTCGCAGCAACAGCCCATTCTGGTGCAGCCGACACTTTGATCAAGTGTAGATATTCAGGCCTTGGCTGCATGGCCTCCCAGAGCATATCGAAGTGCAGTCGCACTGGCGACCCACCAATCCACAACTCTGGCTGTCTTTCTCCTTCAAACGCATGTTGTCTAATCGCGTCTGGAGGCGCCGCTACATCACTACTTCGGAAGTAAAGTTGTAGATCGGCTTGTGAGACGAGTGCTGGTTGAAGTCTGACCATATAATCAGCCAGCACTATGGGTTCGAACTGCAGCCTATGGATTAAGTAGGCCGCAAATGCATATCCAGCATCCCTACCCTCAAGGGAGCTGAGCTCGATTCCGTACCTTCTTGAGAGGTGGTACGGGCTGGTTCCAATTGTTGAGATGAACCAGATCCAACCTTTTCTCGTCCAACCACGAGCTTCCCGATGGTGCCTAATGGCAATGGCACTCCTAGGGCAGTTGACACAGGTAACGTCTTTGTAAACGTCCACGCTACCTGGCTCTTGGTTAACAAGTTGCTCCCCCAAGCAGACATATTCGCAAGCACCGCGTCTGTAGCTGTGAGCGGTGACGATATATCTTCGTTTTGCTGGTTCGGGGGGATCGACTGTCCACGATGTGCACCAGCAATGTTGGCGGCCTGTGATGAGACCACGGCCACAGATGATGCTGCGGCTTGAACAGAGGGCGAAGGTACACGCGCTACCTGCTTCCCCTTGTCGCCCGCAGCATCTGGAAAACCCTCACTCCTCAGTTGAGCTGAGTCTGTTTGGCGTTCCTGGACGATTTCTGTCGCGATCTCATCAGCCAGTGCGACTTGGTCTGATGTTGAAGGTTGGACAGATTCAACCTCCTGCAATTTCTTGCTGACATACTCATCATACTTGTCGAGTGTGTCTTTCAAGAAGCCACGGTCCCTAATCCATGGGAGATCGACCTTCCCCGTCTGAGCAGTAGCTCTATAGGAGTTGATCAATCTCAATGGATCGGGTAGACATGATTTGAACGTTTCTAAGTCAGGAATGTCATCTCCTAACAACTCGACTGGAGGTCGAGGAATGTTTTGAAGCTTGCCCCATGCTTCGATTTCGGCACCAGTTAGAGGAACTTCGCTCCACTCGGGTACCAGGCGTTGAACGGGCAGTACGTTGCCTTGAGCATCCACAGCTGCATTGTAGTGCATCTCCACTTTGGTCGGTGGAGGCTCTTTGCTCCTGACAGCTTCATGTAGAAGATCTGGACTTATGTGAAGCGTCCTTTTCTCCGTTTTGAAGATCGGCTTGCCAGAAGCACCTGTGCTCACGCGCCCTCGTGAGTCTTTGACCTGTTCTGAAGTCTCAACGTCTAACGTGACCTCGACTCCTGAACGGCGTAGGCTGCGAAGAAAATCAACAAATTTTGGGAATTCTTCGGCCCATTCTTCGGCTGTCAACCTTGGATCGGCTGAAAGCTGCTGTGCCACGCGCAATGCTGCTGGGGCAAGTTCGCGAACAAAGCGTGTACCCGCGGTGTCCTTGACCCTGAGTCCAGTAAACATTACTCCTATCCATCCAACTAATGCTGCTACATAGGCACGTTCACCTTTGTCAATAGCTGCCAAATGTTGGAGCGGATTGATGTTCTGCACGATTGTGGCAAGTCGTGCTACATAGTCAGGAGCGTTCAAGTCCACATGTAACTGTGGACCTAAATCTTGATCGTCGGGGATTGCTTCTTGAGGAAGCATGCCCATCAGAGTGTCCAGGCAGCTGACCAACCTGCCTAGCGTACGTCCTTCCGTAGCCTCAAGGAGCAGTGGACGTACTGATCCTGAGTGTGTTTTCAACGCTTCACTTCCTCCTACCATAAGTGGGGAAAATGTGTCATTGAAAGCTGCTGATATTTCAAGTGGCAATCCTTGTAGTTGCCCTTGCGTTACTCTGTCAGCCTTTGGCAGCTGGAAGCGTGAGACCGGTGCTGATGTACCAGCTACATGGTCATTGGGAAAGAGAATTGCTGCCTGCCATTTAGCAACCTCTGTTGGTTCGTTCACCATTTGGATGTAGCCCTGGCGATTAGGCGTATTGTCTTCCGAGTGGGTTTCGTAATGTTTAACCCTGTCGCCTGTTTCCAGTGCAGACACATCAACTCGATCGACGACCTGTGCTACCAGGTCTGACAGCAACGCTGGGGTTGATGACCCCTGAGCCGGTAGTGGTCCCTGACCCCTCATGGCTACTTGTTGAACAGTAGTTGCTTGGGGTACTTGTTGTGGGACAACAGACGGTGTCGCTGCTGTTGATGCAACTGTCTGTGCTATCCTAGTGGCAATTTGACCTGCCTGTAGGATTGCAGCTGGTCCAGTTGCAATTCTTGCTGTCCGGGCACCAGTCCTTTCTTGGATGACGTTATCGCTGGGTGCAATAACATACGCTGGCTGTGGGTGACTAGCAAAAGGGTAGGTCAATTTCGGTGGACCTGCCTTAGCACCATGTTTGAACCAAGCCATCTTAGTACTATCAAAGTGATAGTCCTTAGACACCTCAGCTGGACGGATGATCAGTCTCTTGCGATTGTCTGCAAGTAGACGTCTTTTCCGTAGCTCCATGACTGGAGGGGCTGGTTCTGCCACCTCTGGTAGAGGTGGAGCTGGTTCGGGCAATGAAGGGAAGGCCTCTTGCATTGCTTGCCAAGCTGGGATGGGTGCACCCGCAGCTAGTTCTGCCCTTGCCATTTCACGACGACTTGTTGCTGTCGAAGTCATAGGCTGCTGAGCTTGTACTGGTTGCACTGGCACTACTGATGCGGTGGCAACCTGTTGCGGTTGAGGCATGATTGGCCCAGCTGTTACTTGAACTACAGCGGGGCGTGTTGACACCTCTTCAACAACGACTGGTGGTGGCTGAAGGGTCGGTTGCACCAGCTGAGTCGCAGCAGCTGTTTCCTGTTGTACAGGTGGTTGAGGCAATGTTGGCTCAACTGCAACCGGTAATACGGTACGCTGCAACTCCTGTGGTGCTGCAGTAGTCAGGGACGGTGCCAGCGTTTGACTTGGAACAGGCGGTGGAGTCGGCTCCGATAGCTGAACAGCTGGCACACCCTGTGCTGCAACTGTTGGCTGGACACCACTGCCTGATGCTCCGCTCGGACCTGGCATTGTGCCAAATCCTGGTCCGATGGGTGGAGGCGGCCATATGTTCTGACCTGCTCCTGGAGGTGGTGGTCGAACAATTCCCCCTCCGCCCATAATTCCAGCCGGTGGCTGAGCTACACCCGGCGGCACCGTTCTGTTGGCTCGTGGTGCCAACATTTCTTCTTGCCAGGGGTACATCACCGCCGATGAATCGATGAAATACTCCCTTTTGAACATAGCATGTTCAGGCTGGTTGAGCGCCACTATTTGATCCAGACTATTGAGCTGTATGACTGGTTCAAAATGCACTCCTGCTTGGTCGACAAAGGCACGTCCCTGATGGTCAAGGAACGTGCCGTCGTAAGCAGCTACGTAGCGCGGTAGGACTCTTGAAGGCAGTCCTGTGCCGTCTCTTCCGAAGAGTTCGATGCCTACACCCTGCAATGTAGCCAGAGTGTAGAAAGCCTCATCATTAGTGCGCCCTTGGCTCAGAGAGTATGGACCAATCCATAGGCCAGGGCTAATGATCTGAGACAACCTCATAGGGTAGAGTGCCGCCATAATTGCGCTGGCTGACGAAATGCGACTCATCGACCGCAGCAATTCAGACCACTGTACTGAGTCTGATATGTTGCGGACCAAGTTGTCAAGCAATTGGTCATTGCGATCATGACGTGGAATAGTGGTACCTACGAGTCTACCAATATTCCCTTTGATGCCGAGAGACGTGAATACGTTCTGTGCAGCCTTCCAAAACGCAACCCCACCTTGGAAGATGTGGAACGCTTCGTTCAGCTGGCGCAGGTCTCGGGCATCAAGTTGGCCGGCAAGACGGAAATAACCTAACTCAGGCCAAGTCCAACTTGCAATGCTTGCTGATATGATCTTAGCATACAAAACGCTCTCAGCAAGAAGCATTTCATATTTCGGCTCGGTCAACGCCTCGACAGCCATGTACACTGGCTCAGAGATCATTGGACCAAGCGAATATCCGCCCATCTGTGCTAGGGGCAGAGATACCATTATATTCTTCGAATACGCAGAAACGAAGGTGCGTGATGGTGACGCACATATGATCGAGAGGTACCGTACTGCCTCGTACATCAGATTAGGATCTGAAAACGTGTGACACCACCTCATTGCGGCGGCCCACACATTATCTGAAGCCAGATGTTGGACTGGTCCAGGCAGGTATGTACCTTTGAGCATGAGCTTGAGATTTGGAATCTCCGGCCAGTAGACCTGAGCCACATGCTGCTCATCCGAAATCTCAATCGGATTTTGACTCTGGGTGGCGACCCACAGCACTTCGATGGTATTTTCATCTACCTCGTTGATGCCTGTGTATTGGGTCGGGACAAAGTTACCACCCCGTAAACCGCTAGCCATAGCGGTGCGCAGATCAGCTATTGTAGCAACTGGCTGCACTTCGACGTCTGTCATCTGTGCCCTTGGGATATTGTTGAGATTCAACCTCCCTGGACGTTGACGGATATCCTTACACTTTTCAGCGTGTTTCGCCACAACATAAAGAGTGGCTAAGCGGTGGATGAATCTGACATCGTTGATTCCCGCTTTGATCAACGAACCGTAGTGTGCAATCAATGTTGCATCAATTGGCTGGTTCACCAGTTGGTACTCCAGCAACAGGGCATTCCAGGCACCCATTTGCAGGTCACCTGTGCCGATTGCTGAGAGGTTGGCAAACCGTGGGGCAGGCAGTGAATCATGCATACCCCAGTTATGAACGGCCCGAGTAGATGTGATCGTGGGCATGTTGCCATCTTGGCCCCATGTCCATGTCCAACGCCTACCTACGGGCATACCGGACACGTGTTGCCCTTCCACGTAGCCATGAATGGTGGCTCGATCATCGAAATGACCTTTAGTGGTAGGGGATACTGTGTCCCATGGTGCTATCGGCTGGCTTGGTCCTGCCACCCATCTGAGCTCCTCATGACTCGGTTCCCAGTAAGTGGGCTCCGCAGCTAGAGAAAACGGAACATCCAGCTCATAGTCTTCGAGACTGGGTTCAATTGTGATCGCTTCGTGCCTGTGCAGGCGACGAAGCTGCGCATATGACTGCTTCACTTTCGATCTGTGCGGACCGAAAGCAGTGTGTGGTTTAGGGAGAGCCACAATTCCCGTGAGATGGATCGTGTCATCAAGGGTCGACATGATCAGTTTTTCGGGGCTACCGAATCTTGGTGTTGCAGGGCTACTGCTTCGAGGGTTCGTCGGGCTACGACTTCGAGTTGGTTTTTTTGCCGGGCTACGGCTTCTTGGTTTTTTGGTCCGGCTACTTTCAACCGGGTGAGTCAGGAGTGTATGATCTCCGAAGGCGGGGCGGGCAGTTCGAAAACTAGGTTCGTTTCAGAGTTCCTAGTTGTTACAATCACGCTTGGGAGATTAGACTGTAACTATTCTTGCTGCTTTCACGTAAAATGTTCCCCAACTTCCAATTGGATGTGCAAGCGCATGCTACACCCCCGGTGTTGCCGAAGAGACTGTTCCTGCATACATGGTTAAGATTTCGCAGTCGTTACACTCGGAACGGTCATAAGACCTTAAGTTATGGAGAGGTGACCAGAGCGTTTTTCTCCTTTATGCTAAGCAACTAACATCTACGACGAAATCGAAATAACGTGAGACTGTTTACAAAGTGTCGTGTTCTCCGAACCCCCTTGCTCGGACATGAATTCCCGAACCAACCAAGTAGTTCCCAAGTCTCGATAATCAAAGAGACATTGAGTTTTTACGACGCTGACCATCACTGGACAACTAACTACTCCATGTACGAGATGCGCAATTCCCAAAAATTTCTTAAACGGATGGGCAGCTTGGACCGTTGTCTTCAACATGATTTATATAGCGATTGTTGAAATTGTCCCGCTGAGAGCACTACTGTGCTACCCTCGCTGAATGCAGCTCCTATAATTCTAACAACAATAGGCACTACACTCAGCGCGAATAGATCACTAGTGTTCCTCAACCATCTGAGCAAATTTCTATCCTTTTTTGCTATCTATAAAAGGATGGAAGAAATATGCCCACGACGAGTGAGTAACTCAAGCCCCTCGG